TCATTTTGGCGATGGCGTTCTTCATTGACCCAAGTAAAGTATGCGAACCATGTTGCCATTTCATCACTTGTTACGCGATTCATGACATCATGTATTGTCATATGCAATTCCTGGGCTAGTCTACATATGAATAGTAGTTCACCATCGCCGCTTAGTTTTTTAGTGCTTCTTCTCTTACATCAGTAGATGTATTTTCATTCATGTCTGCAATAACACGCAAGATCACTTGTGGATCTACTGTTCGCATTATTTCAATCTTGTCTGTTGGTAGAAACACTGGCTTACCATCTTGATCTAAAGCCCTCAAAATCAAACTGGTAACAAGTGCCTCAACACCCTTGCCTTGATTTTGTAATTCGTAAATTTTACTTTCTTGAGCCAATGTTGTGCTGGCCTTAAAGTAAATGTCTGTGTTCCACTCTGGAACATGAACTGGACCTTTAAGTCCACCTGCTAAAATTTCTTTGAAATGTGCTTGTGCATTTTGTAGAACTGACATAATTTCTTCCTTTGGTTATGGTATGTGGTTGTTAACCATCTACTTTATTTAACCAACTTGGCAATGGTCTGTTGCACAAAACCCTTGGGTGCTTGACTGCTATGACCTGCTTCCAGTGCACCAATGTATGGCACCTGATTATAAGCAATGGTCTGCCCTGTCAACTTATTATCTTTTATGGCCATGGGCCCTGGCTGCCATCCACGACTGGCTGTGCCATGATCTTTGGGAGTTGCTTTTGCTAGTTCACTCACCAACTGTTGCTGAAACCGTTTGAGGTCAGCATTGATTTCACTATTCAAGTTCTTTGGTAGTTTGTCAATGCTGAGTCCCATAGTCTATTAAATTTTAATAAACATCGTCTTGAGTCAAAACACCCTTGCCTTGGAAAGCAAGTGTAACATCAACTAAACCATCATAAGATGCTTTACGGCCTAGACTTGTTACCAAGGCCTTGCCACCAAATGCTACTGCTGTTGTTCCAGCGTCACTTTCTGGGTAGATCCAAATGTAAATCATTTGACCTGCGCGAAGTAAACTGTCTGGATCACCACCAACTTGGTCTGTGACATCATACAAGAAGTCTACTGAACCTTGCCAAGTGCGGAAACTTGGAACAAAGTCACGGTAGAAACCGCCGTTGACATCCATTGATGTTACATCTAAACTTGTGCTAGATGTTTCTAAACTCCATGTGCGAACATTACCAATAACTGCGGTTCCACCACCTGCGGTGCTTGTTGCGTCATCAGCGTCTAGAGTTGTTGGTAGATTAACTTTAATCTGCCCTTTTCTTCCTGAAGCAATTGCCATTGCCGTTCTCCTTAATTAAGAATTTCCCTTGCGATACAAATACTTGACCTCAAATACTAATTCTATAGCAATGTATGGTCTCTCAATATCTATGGTAGTGACACTAATCAACTGAGTGTCTAGCGCCACACCACCTCTTTCTGGATCCAATTCAAGTATTTCCTCAATTGATTCAATCAACAAGTTTCTTTGTGTATCAGCATTAAGATTTGAATTAAGTGTTACAGTGATCTTAACTTCCATTGCGCTTTCGCGTATGGCGCTACTACCACCCTGTGTAATACTTGTTCTAGCCTCATTACCAGTCTCAACCACTACAGCAGGAAATGCTGTGGCGGCCAAGTCTTTGATGTTGATACCTGGGTCTCTTGTGACTGTGCCAAGTCTAAATGCGTTTTGACGCTTTAGAACATTAACAAAGTCTTGAGCAATACTTTCTCTTTGGCTCATATTATCTATATAACCTGTTGGTCAAAGTTGGAAACTTTTCAGTCTCGCTGATTGTGTGATCGTTATTCAAATCATATTGAACACCTACACTAAGTTGTAGATCCATTTCCTCGCTGAATCGTTGATGATAAAAATCAACGGCCTTTTGGAAAGCATCCCCTTCTGGACGGAAGGTGCTTAGTTTAGGTAGAATATAATTTGCCAACGCACGATAGCAGGTGACCTTGTTCCACTGAGCAGGAACCAATAGACTTGGATTAAAGATAGGTTGTATAACCATACCTCTAGTCCTTTGTGAGCCAAATTCTACAAAGAACCACTTGGCCTTGACGATGTTTTCAATATCGCTTTGGGCTTCAGCAATCTCTGCGGACCAGTCAGTTACACCATGGTCCATGACCGTAGTATAATATTTGAGTAAGTCACTATTTGTGGCAAAAGTCATTATATTTTTTCCTTTGTGGCGGGACTAGTCCTCTAGTCCCATCCTCTAACATCTATCAATCTTTAGTTGATTTGAGCGTCTGCTGTCAACTTAACACCAAAAGTAGTGTTTAGTAATGCTTGACCAGTTACGGCTGTAACCATCAAGTCAGTAGCACGGTTTTGTGCTTGTCTTGTCGCTTCGTATGTTAGTGTGCCACGCATTGCTGTAGCCAAAGCGCGAGCGCTGAATACAGCGCCTGTGCTGTTTGTGCTAGACAATGGAACCAATGCAGATTCCAAAATTGTTACGCCAGCAACAGATCCAATGTAGTAAGAATCTAAAATTCTGTTACCAGCATTGGTGTTTGCTGTGTAAGCGCCAGTTGCTGTCATTGCTTTCTTAACATTGTATGCTACTTCTGGACGAATCACACAGTAGAAAGGACCTGTCAACTTGCGAGCGCGAAGTTGAGCGGCCGCACCCAAGATGTGGGCAACTGTTAATTCAGCGCCTGCACCTGGACCTGCTTCTGTGCCAAAACTACTGAACAATGCGAACGCATCTGCGTCCATCTTTTCAGCGATAGCCATACCTGATTGTAAACCAAGTTGCTCAGCAACATTGCTGTAGGCTGAGTCGCGTAAAAAATCAGTGATAGAGTGATATACACCAATTTCACTCATGTTGATTGAAACACTGGTAGTGTTTGTGCCTTTAGCGTCAGCAGGTGTGCCGTCTGTTAATGAATCTGCTGCGATAGAATCATACACAGGAACCTGGAGCGTCTTGCCCGCATTTAATGGAGCGTCAAATACTGTTGCGATTTGACGGATTACTGAACTCTCGTATGCCGCTATTTGAGCCTCAACGACCAAATTAGCAAATAATTCACTATTGATACCACTTGTTGAGGCATTTGTAATTGCTGTTGCCATGATAAATTTTCCTTTTCATTTCATGTTTATAAATGTTTAACACATTTATTTTTGACTTGCCTTTGCTTTGCGATACAGTTCTCTGTGTTCTGGTAAACGCATATCTAAACTGGCAATGTCAATATTTTTAATGTTGACCTCTTGGCCCGCATTGCGCGATCCGCTTCCAGCAGGACTGGCTTGAACAAAGAAACTATTCTCTTTAAGAAATTCATCAACCAATTCACCAATACCCAAAGGCGTTGCCTTATCAGCATTGTAACGAACCTGGCCTTGCGAATCAACTACTTCAACAGCACCTGTGGCAGTGAGTTTTAACTGACTGCGTAACAATGTGGCCACTTTATCAGGGGCAATTGCCTTGCGCGAACTTGCTTCCGCAATCAAGGCTCCGTCAATCTTAATAGTTTCTAATTCTCTTTGTAGCGCACTAATCTTACTTTCTGCGGCTGTCTTAACCTGTCCCAATACTTTATCAAACTCATTGCGTTTCAATGCGGCTTCAGTTTCCTGTTGCTGTTGAATGTCTTTGAGTTGTTGATATTCTGTTACATCAACACCTTGATATTTCTTTTCTACTTGGCTAAGACGCTTGGTAACAATAGCATTTACTTCTTCTTGAGTAAATGTCTTTTCGTTACTGGCCTGGGTTGAGTTGTTTTGAGTGCTTGTTTGCGCTGATTGCCCATCAATCACGGCTGGCACGGTTCCTGTTGTTTGGTCCACAGTAGACTCCTATTTGTTTTGGTGTTAGTCACCAGTATTCTATTTAGCGTTATGAAACGGTCTGGTTCTTTAAGGCTTGAGCCTGATCAACCACAACCGCTGGGTCCAAAGCGGCTGTGGTATCAGTAGGAACTAGGGTGGTGATATCGCCTGGCACTACAGGTTCAGTTGAGGTAGCATTGAATGTGTCTTCCATGTCAGCAAGAACCATTTCAGCCACTGTGTCATCACTGATGGTCAAGTTAACAATCTGTTTCTTGGCTTCCATTTGATATAATGGATTGTCTACACTGGCCAAGCCTGATTGTAGCATTGCTAGGTCACGCTGGCTATCACGAATACTGAATGAGTCCTCATATTCTAATTCAAAATCATCTGGCATGATTTCACCTTGCCAATCAAACCATAGGTCCCAAATCTTGTATTCAATCTTTTCTAAGTTGGCTGCTTTGTCTGCCAGCACACTATTCAACAGCAAAAATTCCGCTTCCAAGGCC